GGTGTTCGACGCAAGAGAAACCCCATCCAACAGGCCGCCGACCTCACCATCAAGGCCATGCTGCTGCAAGGCGCGTCGATCCGGAAGGTCGCTGCCGCCTTGCACGTTTCTCCGACTACGGTTTCACGGGTCAAGGCCCGGATCTGTGAACAAGCCCCGGACGCCGAGGGTCTGAAATCCGGCCTCATGTCTCCCCAGCGGGATGAGAACGCCGGGAAACTGATTGACCATTTCATCGGCAAGGGCTTAAAGATGCGGACGGTAAAGGGATCGGACGCCCTGGGAGCGGTGAAGATGTACGCCGACCGGCGCTGGCCCGTCCGCACGGAGGCAGCGCCTCCCTCGCGCTCATTCGTTGTGACCAATCTCAACATCTTCCTGCCCGATTCTCAGCCGGCAGCCGTGGACGTCACCCCGACCACAACCCGTGGTGTTTTGGAGGATGGGAAAGAGACAAGAGAGAAAAACCTCAATCAATTCAACACTTGCAACGTCCGGTTATGAGTATTATGTCAAATACCCCTCTCCCAGCCGACCTCAGACCTTCCAGCGAGATCCCCGACCGGGGCGAGACGGGGGGGGGTAGGCCCCCGGCCCGATCGGCCTCGCCTCAAATAAGACCCCTCCCGCTGTCGGCGCAAATTTTTAAAATTCCGGACGAAGGGTGTCCGGTCCTGCAGCGGTTCATTCTGGAAAAAATTTCATTTCACATCGCCGTATTCCCGTACTTCTCGCTACCCGACCAGGAGACGCATTGATGGGCGAGCTTTCGATATTCGAGAAGATCCGCGCTCGAAACCGAATGATGGAGGCGGTCGGCACGGAACCAGCTCAGCCGGTAGCCCCGCCGCCGAAGCCGAAGGGAACAAGGCGGGTCCCGACGCGGGATCCGGCGACGGGGAAGATCGTTTGGGTCGACGTTCCCGATGAGTGACGGCTCGTTTTTCAGAGGCGTTGCGATCGTGTTCGTGATCGCCGGGGTGTTGTCGTTGCTGTTCCGGTTGCTCACGGGCCATTGGATCGGGGGATAGGCAGCCACGATGCCGGTAACACTCGAAAATTTACCCGGAGACAAGGTTCGGGTCAGCACCCCCGGGGGCGTGAAGGCCAAGCACACGAGTTTCCAGAAGGCGATGGCGCAGAAGAGGCTTTTGAACGCCGTAGAGCACGGCTGGACGCCAGGGCGCCGGCACTCGACGGTCCCGAAGATGCCGATGACACCGAAGCTGATGAAGCCGAGAGGGATGAAGAGGAAAACTGACGGCATGGACGACATGTGATGATCGAGATCAACGGGCAGAAATTCGAATATCGGAATGATTGCCCGTACAAATACGACTACCGCAAGGTTGCGTCGATGATCGCCACGAAGGAGATCGACGAGATAAACACCTTGCGGGACCTGATTTTGAACGACCTTTTTTTCGTCGTGCGTTTTGTCCTCAAGATCCCGATCGCCAATCATCCGTTTTGGGTGAAGTGTTGCCGGGAGATCGAGGACGGCCCACAGGATTACACGTTGGACGTGTGGGCCCGGGAGCACGGGAAGAGCTCGATCATCACGATCGCCGAGACGATTCAATTCACCCTGAAAGAGCCCGACGAGGCGACGGGGATTTTCTCGTACGTCCGGCCAGTGGCCAAGAAATTCCTGTTTTCCATCAAGGAAGCCTTCCAGAACGAGCGGATCCTGCACGAATGTTTTCCCGAGATCGTGTACGCGAACTGCGAGAAGGAAGCGCCGTTGTGGTCGCTGGACGAGGGGTTGATCCTTCGACGGACCTCGACGCGGAAGGAGCCGAACATCAGCGCATGGGGGCTGGTGGAGGGCATGCCGACCGGCTTTCACTTCAAGCGGCGCGTCTACGACGATATCTCGACGGAGGACATGGCCGAGTCCGCGGACATGATGGATAAGGTCAAGACGAAATTCGACTCGAGCCAGAACCTTGGATCCGAAGGTGGCCACCATCGGGTGATCGGCACCTACTACCACCACGCGGATCCGCTGACCTACATCCGAGGGATCAAGACGCCGGAAGGGGAGCGTCGGTATCACTATCGGTTCAAGCCCGGGAGCGACGACGGGACCGCGATGGGTGTTCCGGTGTTCGTTTCGCAAAAGCGCTGGGACGATTTGAAACTGACGCGAACCTTCAACTGCCAGCAGCTTCTCGACCCGTCGCCGTTGGCCGATATGAAGCTCAATCCTGATTTTCTCCTGCCGATCGAGCGCCGCATGGTCCCGAAGAACCTGTATCGGTTCCTGTTGGTCGACCAGGCCGGCGATCTCGAGACGAACAGGGTGCGGTCCGGGCCGACGCTGGATTCCTGGGCGTTTGGTGTGGTCGGCGTGGAGCCGTTCACCGACGATATCGGCCAAAGCCGCGTGTTCATCGAGGATCTTTTCATCTCGCCGCTGTCGGAGAGCGAGGCGATCGAGCAGATCGTCCGGATGTACCTGAAAGCCGGCATGGTGATGAAGGTCGGCGTGGAGAAAGTCGGTATTTCCTCGACGCACATCCACGTTTCGAAGGCGCTGCAAGCCTGTGGCCGGCACGTCAACTTCGATCAGGGCGGGAACGGCGTTCTTTTGCGACCGGCCGGCAGGAACAAGAAAAAATTCATCGAGGGCGCGCTATCCTGGCCGTTGAACAACGGCAAAATCTTCTACTCCACGGCCTGTCCCGCGAATTTCATCGAGCGATTCAAGATGGAAATGCGCAATTTCCCGGTGTGGCACGACGACGGGATCAACATGCTTGCGTACCTATACGACCTTTTGAAAGACATGTTTTTCGGGATGGCCGAGGACGAAGCGGAAGCCGAAAAAAAGAAGCGATACGCCGACAAACCCGTGCGCCGTAGCTGGATGGGGGTCTGATGGCCACTTACGAAGAAGCACCGACAGCCGCGGCGGTTCCGAAAGCCGAATCAGCCGCGCCGGTAGCGGCGATTTCGACGTACAAGCGCTGGTACAACGAGGCGAGGGCGGTATCGAGCGATTGGCGCGACGATTCCGTAGAGGATTCCCGGTTCTACCACGGCGGCAAGGGCCAATGGAAGAAATCGGACATGGACGCGCTGGAAGCCGAAGGCCGGCCGGTGCTGTCCATCAACCGGATCAAGCCGACGATCGATTTACAGAAGGGCATCGAGATCCGCAGCCGCACGGATATCGACGCGAAGCCTCGCGGAGCTTTGGACGGCGGCACGGCTGATGCAATTACTTCTGGCTTCAAATATATCCAGGATCAGAACAACTCCGACCATAAGGTTTCGGATGTTTTCTTCGATGGGTTGAAAGCCGGCATCGGCTGGATCGAGATTTGCCTGAACGACGATCCCCGGGAAGAAGAGATCGAGATCGCCTACAAGGACTGGCGCAAGATCGGCTGGGATCCGTATGCGCGCGGGGTCCTTTTCGACGATGCCAGGTACATGTTCGAAGATCGGTGGGTCGATCTCGACATAGCGCAACAGACCTGGCCGGAAAAGAAGGATCTCCTGACGGCCATGATGGAGGACGCCCGGGGGGAGAAGGGGGAAGCGGCCCAGCACTCCCGGGAGCTGCCGGATCAGTACAAATCCGGAAGCCCGGTCCAGTTCTGCGACACCACGCGCGAACGTGTGCGATTGGTGAAGATGTACTTCAAGAAAATGCAGCTTGGGATCTTCCTCAAGTTTAAGGACGGGCATGTAGAGGAAATTTCCGCGGAGAAATTACAAGCGGACCCGTTGCTTGTTTCGAATTCGAACGTCATCCGGATCAGCAAGGTCCCTGTTCAAAAGATGTGGTGCGTCATTTTCTCGGGAGACGTGATCCTCGAGGAAGAGAAGCCGACGATCTACCAGCACGATCATTTCCCGCTGATCCCGTTCATTTGCTACATGGACGAGGACGGCTGCCCGTACGGAATGGTCCGGAACATGAAGGATCCCCAGCGGGAGATCAACAAAAACCGTTCGCAGTATTCCCACATCATCACCACCCGCCGCGTGTTCTTCGAGACGGGCGCCTTGAAAGATCCGCTGGGAGCGAAGAAGGAAATCAGCCGGCCGGATGCGTGGATCGAGCTGAACCAGGGCGCGCTGAACATGAAGCGGTTCCAGTTCTCCCAGGACGTCGCCGTGGCTCGGGAGCATTTCGAGATCATGCGCGAGGCGAAGCAGGAGCTACAGGAGGTTTCCGGCGCCGTCGAAGAGCAGATGGGCCAGCAGACGAACGCGCGGTCGGGCGTGGCGATCGAAGCGCGCCAGCGACAGGGAGCGACGGTCAACACGGAGCCCTTCGATAATCTCCGGCTGACGAAGCGCCGCATGGGAGAGTTGATGCTTTCCATGATGCGGCAGTATTGGACGTACGAGAAGGTCATCCGGATCACCGACGATCAGACCGGCGCGGACAAGTTCGTGACGTTCAACTCGGGCGGAAAGAACATGATCGCCCAGGGCCGGTACGATATCGTCGTCGCCGATCATCCCGAGACGGAAACGACTCGCCAGTGGATGAGCAGGACGCTCATGGACTTCGCCTCGAAGATGAGCCCGGATATTGCTCTCCCCGTCATGCAAGTAGCCTTCGAGATGACCGATATCCCGAACAAGGATGCCGTGGTCAAGAAGCTGGCCGAAGCCGTCGCCAAGCAGGACGCGCTGACGCAGCAGAAAGTCCTTTCCGATCAGATCAAG